TCCATGTGTCTAAAGTTCCTACTTGTACAGTTGTCATAATAAAGGTTAGCTGCATAGTATTAGACCTACGGCCTCGATACCTTTGCTTAGCAGGACCTGCATCCATAGGAGTCCTTAATATAAGTGCTCCTATGGATTCAGAAAAACCTTTTTGAGGTACTTGTGGAAGTGTCGACTCCCAAACATACGTATATGCCATAATTATCTCCTAATTAACTGAGGCTGAAGTCCGAAGGTTCCTCGAATAGCTCTTTGCGAAGCACTTCCATTTCTAGAAATCTCACCTGCAGTCATATCTCCAATAACAACCTCAATCTTACGATTACCTCGGCTATCAACAGTTTCTTTAGTTTCTGCTTTTTCGTTGCCATAGTTGTTAACAACAACGTCTACGTTTCCGCCACCACCGCCCGCGCGAACTCCAAGATTGCCACTATTATCACGCTTTAGGGGCATAATAGCTTCGGGGCCTGCTTCGCCCATCATTCCAGTGCCTTTAGCAAACTTAAATAGTGTTGGTTGATCTACGATGCCATTAGTAAACATTCCGCCTTTAGCAAACTGTGTTAAACCAGCATCGTATACACCACCTTTAGCATTTACTTTGATAGCGGCTGGACCATAATTTAAATCTCCAGGTTGGCCGTATGCCCCAACTGCAGTCATAAGTAGTTGAGCTAAACCACCTGCACCACCTAGGCTTCTAAATGCCATCATTTGTTGCTGTTGTATTTCGTAGCGTATTAGACCTTCTATAAAGTTGTCAATCATACCCTTGAAGTTTAATTTACCAGTTTTAGTAAATTCAATAATAGCGTCTTCCATACCTTTAAATGCTTGCTTGAATAAATCAGTATAAGCTAATTGTTGGTTTGAAAGATTTGCTACAGCTTCTGCGCTTCTGATCTGAGCATTAGTTACACTTGTAATACCTTTTACCTGAGTATTATAGTTAGCTTCAAGATTGTCTTTTGCAGTTTTATTATCCATAGCTTTTTGACTACCTGGTAGATATCCGCCGGCCTGCGTTTCAGCAAGATCTAGCTTACCTACTTCTTGGTTATATGCAATTCTTGCAGCAGTCAATTGCTTAGTTTGCTCTAATTTTTGCTCGTCTATTTTTAAAGCATCCATTAATTTCTTTAGAGTTTCACTATCTATAGTACTTTCTTGTTCTTTAAACGCTAATAAATCTTGAGCTTGTTTATTTTCAATAATTTGTTGGTCTATTTTTGCAGTAGTTTCTATACCTATTTGTTCGGCAGTTTTTAATTCTCTGGTTTTTAACTCTACTGCTTTTGCAATATCTGCAGCTCTTTGTGTTCCTGAAGTTGCAAGTTTTTCATCTAAAAGAGATTGTTGAACAGTAGCGTCTAACTGTTTGAGTGTATATTCGAGGTCTTTTTGAGTTACAGTTAAACCTACAGTAGCTGATGCTGCCTGTAATTTCTGTATGCCTGTGCTAGCTTCAAGAATTCTTGCAGAATTAGCAAGTTCTTCCTTACGAAGTATGAATACTTGATTCTGTGCTTGAAACTCGGCATCACTCATAGACTCTTTTTGCTGAGCAAACTTTAACTGCTCTTGGTCGTTATCTTTTTGCAATTTAGCTAAAGTCTGTAAGCCTACTGCTTTGTCGGCATCAATTAAGTTAAATTCCTTCTGTAACTTAATTGCTTCGTCTTTACCTTTAAGAGCAGCTAGTTGAGCATTTAAAGCTTCTTTTGCTTGACTAGTAGAAAGTAAATCGCTTACACCAGCAATTGTTCCGCTATCAAGTCCAGCGCCTGTCTTTAACTCTTTTCGCAGTTGTAGACTAGATTTTCCCTTATTATCTTTAATTGCGTCTATAGCTTTTTGCTGATCGTTTAGGCTTCCTAATCCCGAGTCTTTACCCAGAACTAGCTTTGCACGAATTTCTCCAGCACTACCAGTAATACCTTCTCTGGCTAAACCTGAGGCAAAAGTATTTTCCATTATAGCTAAACGTAAGTCGGCATTAGACTCTATTAAATTCATTTGCGATTTTAGCATTTGTCGATCTAATTCAACTGCCTTTAGGTCAAGACTTGCTTGAAAATTTGCTTTTAATCTTGGGTCATTTATACCACCAACAGCTACTTTTTGAATTTCAAGTTTTGCTCTTGCAGCAGCATCTACTAACCCTCGGGTAAATGTATCAATATTAGCTATTAGCCCAGCTTTCATTGCATCTGCAAACTTTATTGAAGCACCTTGTAAGGAAGCAGCAATAGTGCTCTTTGTATTCTGTAACCCAACATTTAAGTTATTAAGACGGTCTATAGCGTCTTTAGCATTATCGAACTCTTGGGCTTGACCACCCAAACCACTAAGACTTTCACGTCTACGACCAGCATATTTATCTAAAATAATTTGCTGTTCATTTATAGCGTCGTTGTATAGATTTTGTCTACGCTCTACATCAGCTAACTCTGTGCTAAGATTGCTTAGCTCATTTGAAGTAGATAAAATATTTTTAGCAGCGTCTACTGGAAATAACTGTAAAAAGTTAATGTCACCTGATAAATCTCTTAAAGTAGTTAATTTTTCTGGTAAGTCAGCGTTAGCAAGTGTCTTAGACAGTTCTATAATTTGCTTAGAACTGTCTTCTGCAAATTTTGTTAATGGAGTAGAATTTTTTGTTGTATTTATTAAGTCTTGATAAACTTTTGCACTTTCAGCCAAGCCTTGCTTAAAAGTTTTAAGAGAACCAGCAGAAGCTACAGCCTTTTTACCAGCGTCTTCTATAATTTTACCTGCTGCTTGTTGTATAGCAGGACTAGCTTTATTTAAAGCGTTTGTAATATTTGCTGTAGTAGCATTAGCAGGTAGTTGTAATAACTTTGCTAATTCTTCTTGAACAACTCTGCCATTAGGGCCATTAACAGATAGCTTTACAGCTCTTTCTACTGTGTTGCCAACTTGTTTAGCTAATAATTGTTCAGAACTACGACCTATAATACTCGACAAAAAGTTAATTGTACTATCTGCCCAGTTACGCTGCTTAATTTCTGTTTCAATATCTGTAAAGGCCTTAGACATACTTCCGCCTAAGCTTTCAAGGGCTGTACCCTTAGCAAATATATTATCTACAGAAATACGTTCTAGTGGGTCTAGTTTACTTAAACGCTCTAATACTCTAAAAGAGTTTTCTGAATTTTCTTTTAGTAAATCTAGTGAACCTGCAAAACGTGCTGCAGCTTCTTCGTTGCTTCTGAATAAGGGAAGTGCTGCCTGTATAACAGCTAAGCCTATACCTATAGGACCTAAAAATCTACTTAAACCTGATATTGCAGTACCAATTGAACCAGCACCTGCAATAACAATTCCAGCAATACCTGTACGCACTTTATTAAATTTACCCGGTAGTGAATCTAGATCTTTCATCATCTGACCAATAGCAGGGCCAAATCCTTGTTCTGTTTGATTTTTACTTACGTTACTTAATATGTCTAATCGGGTACTTTTGTCACGAGCACCTTTCGCAGCACTACCACGTAAAAAATCACCAATTCTTTCAAACATACTGCCGCCACCAGCTTCTGATTTGTCTAAAGCAGCGTTTTTAGCAACTGTTAAAGATTTAAGATCATTTTTTAGTGCAATTATAGTAGCTTTTTGTTTTTCTAGTGCTACAAGCTGTGCATTATCAAGGGCTATTCCATCAGCCTTTAATTTATTTATTTCCCTAGTAACCTTAGATTGCTCTGATTTTAATGACTTTTCATCTGTTCCAATGCCGCCTTTAAGCACTCGCTTAGAAAGATCAGTATCCATTGTAGCCATTTTAGCGCGGCTTGCTCGATATGCTTCTTCTGATTTCTTAAGGTTAGCTTCTAATTGTGGCACTTTAAATGCTGCATTAGTACGTTCAACAAAACCTTCTCCAAAACTTGCAGCAATATCGGAACTACTTTTTCTAGCAGCATCTGCTGCATCTTTTAAGCTTGCTCGCCACTGTCCAATAGCAGGCAATGCATCTTTTACAATTTTAGCACCAATTAAACCTATAACACCTACTAACAAACCTGTGTTGTTAGATAGTAATTTAGCAAACGGAGCTAATACATTATTTACAAGTTCTAAACCTAATTGTGCTACATTCTTTAATGTAGCTAATAATTTGTCATAAGGATTAGTAGGAATATCGATTTGTCCAAACTTACGAGCACCTTCTTCAAGTACTGCATTAGCAAAAGCTTGACGCTTTTCAAAGTCAGTTAATGCAGACACTGGCTTACCAATAGCACGTGCATAGTCTTCTGTAGCTTTACCAACTTTAGTAAAGATACCCAATTCGTCTAAAAGTTCAGGCTCTAGTTTAGTAATACCGCGAGTCAAACGACTAACAGCATCTGACATATTAACGCCTAATGCCTGTGAAGCCTTCTTGGCAACATCGCCAAGTTTTAAAAATTGTGCTTGTGACAATCCGCTGGAAACAGCTTTAGCAGTTGCTTCCATAGATTCACGTAAGCTAATAGCTCCGCCACTAGCTTCTGAAAAGCGTTTTGCTAAACCACCCATGGCTACACCGCTGGCAGCACCTAGCTGGTTTAGACCTTGAATCATATTTGTAGTATCCATAGCATCGCTAAGTGCGCGAAAAGCAGCACCTGCAGCAAAGATATTAGCAGCGTATACAGCGTATAGACGAACTAAGCCGTCTAGTTCGCGCGACTGTTTTGCAAAGTCACGGCCGCTTGCACCTGTGCCTACAGTTCCGCGAGCTGTATTATATTCGGTTTGCCCAAAAGCAGCAGACGCTGATTTTGTTCCGCCCCCATCTTTTGTACCAGCCATTAACTGCTGGGTACGTTCAAGTGTTTTATTTAGACGTTTACCGCCTTGATCTAAGTTATCAAGCGACTTTGTCTTGTCGAGCATGTTAACTTCTATGGTTACCGTATTGGTCATTAGAGCCCCTCCTGAAAGGAATGTGTGGCATATTAAAAAATTAGATATTTTTCATTAGGACCATTATAGCACATATGGTCAAACTTGTCAATACATAAAATTTTAAAGCATAAAAAAGCCCACTAAATTACTTAGCGGGCTTTTCAAGTTTTTGTTTATTATTGATCTCTTGTATTCTTACACCATCTATAGTGCGAACAAGCATAGTTATAAACTTTCTATCTTCTTGATCAATTTCTGTAGCTTCTAAAACTTCTGTGATACCAATTAGTGATTTACCTAAGTAAATACCATTCATTGAATCCCACTCATCTCGAAGCATCCTATATGCAATTAGTGCTTGTTGAACTTCCAAGGGAAAATCTTCAAACTCAACGGGAATTTCATCCTCTGCAGGCTCATTGCCTAAAGCCGCGCACATTTCAAAGTATGCTTCTTTAGTCATTGCAACACTGCTGTTTTGCATATAGTTTGTGAGCAACCTAGTAACGTGACTTAGTTGCTCTTCGAAAAGTTTCCCAAGTCTGAGACCTGTTCGCTAATGAAGCCGTCAAAATTACTTGAGTTTTTCATCAAGTACAGGGCATTTTCAGGTGTAAACCCTAGTTCATCATCTGGTTTTTGTCCTGTTAAATCAACTGGAGCGAGTTGCTCAAGATAAGACAACTTAAGTCCTGTCCAACCTTTAACTGCAGCTTCAACATAAAGTTGTAAGAACAAGTCTTCGTTAAACTCTTCAGAAGCTTGACGATTTTTAAAGGAAGTTTTTGTTGATTTCTTACGAATGTTAAGCAATGTTTCACGGCTTAAAAACGCAAGATTAACTTTGAAACCAGGCATGCCAGGATATTCAACTTCAACAGATTTACTAGGAACTAAAAGGGATTTTAAAGAAATTTCAGACATATTTTTATTATTTGTGAATACAATGGGCTAAGCACCATGCTTAGCCCAGATCAGTTTAAATTATTAAACGTTAGGAGTTGTGTAAGCTATTGCTAACTCGTTAGCTGCTCCAATATCAAAGGCACTGCTTGCAGAACCTTGAGCAGTAAAGTTGATAGTTGTTGAAACAACTTGTTCAGCATTAACTGTAGGAATTGTTAACACAACCGCAGGCATTGTAAAGTCAACTTTAGTAGTACCAGTGCCACCAATTGAGATGTTCATGTAGAAAGCTGGACTAACAGCAGTTGCTGAGTTAGTCAACATTGTTTGCATCAAATCAGCTGTGAATCCAGTACCTGTACGCAAGTAAGCGTTCAAACTGCCACTAATAGCGCGTGTACTAGTAAAATAAGTAACAGGCTTGTTAACAGTTGCTAAATTAGCAGGTGTTAAGTAAGTAACATTGTTTGAAATTGTTAAGCTACCGCCAGTAATTGGCACTGTGTACGCTGTACCGCCAGCTCCAATACCTTCGTCTAGTGTAACAACACTTAATTTGTTAGCAATGTAAGGAGCAGAGGTAACTTTCTGTAAGAAGTTTCCGCTTACAGAACCAGAGAATGTTCCTGCACCGATAGTTGGTGAAGTAATCTGGCGTAAAACACCACCTTGTCCTGCCCACTGTACTGAAGCAATAGCATCTAAACCAAAGTCAATAGTAGCTGTGTTCAGAACGCAGTTGTCAATAACAAAAGTAGTTTCGTCAACAACAATAATCATACCAAACGCAAGCAATTGGTGCTTATCGGAGTTAGCTACTATAAGATTTGCTGTAACAGGGCCGTCTACCCAAGCTTGAGTAGTTACGCGAGCAGTTCCTGTTCCAGTACCTGCACCTGTTGCGGTAAATCTAGTACCAACAGTATTAGCTGAAGCACCAATAGATGTAAAGCTAGTTGTTGCTCCGCCTGCACCGTTATCAGCTGAAACAATAGTGTAGTTTTGACCTACAACAAATGAACCTGCATTAACTACTGAGCCAACAGTACCTACTTCAGTAGCTGAGAACATTGCGTTCCAAAGAACACATTCTTCAGCAGTAATATTTGTACCGCCATCTTGTGGGCGCATATAGGTTGTAAAAGAAAAGTCAGCTGGATCTAGTGCAGTATTAAAACTACGCTGTCCACGAACTGGTGCAGCACCAGCTTCGTTTAATGTGACTGTTTCTGAAGTAGTGTTTTGGCTGAATGAAAAACCTTCCAAAACTTGAATTTCACGGGTATTAGCCGTACTGAATCCCGAAGTTTTAACTGCACCTGTAGTTGTGTCTACATTGCTTGTGTAAAATACGCGACTATTACGAATTAAATTAAATGCCATATTTTATTTCCTTGTGGTTGAAACGTAAGGCACACCTACTAGACATTTATCTGTTTTGGTGCCGGTAACGTTATTGTAGTGCATATCGCACCTGTAGGTTAATCTCTCCGACACCGTAAGGAACTAGCAGCCCTTCGTCGGTCATTATCGACTGAATTAGTATTTCTGTCGTTTCCAAGCTGTTAGCTTGGTCATAGACTAATACGCGATTATCATTGATACAAGTCTCTAAATCGTGTAATAGGGTTTCTAGTTCAAACTGAGGGTCGTCTTGATCTTTTACGTAAACTTTAACTGCAATATTCAAATAACACCAAGTAAAGTCTGCTGGATGATATTCGCGTACTTCAGTACCAGGCACTAAGTATACAGCGGGAAAGTCCTGGATTTCATCCCAGAACTTTAACTTTGCATAACTGTTATCATATAAATTTGATGTATAAGGAGCAGTTCCGTCAATTGTTTTTAATTTTTCTGCTAGTGCTTTTGTAATACTATTTCTTTTACTCATAATGCTACGGCCCTTAATTTGTTACTAACTATTCTCTGGGCTATTTCTCTAATTGATTTACCTATAAGTAGCTTAGGATCTCTGCTGACAGGTCGTGACTGTTTACCGCCGGCACTAAAAGTTGCATAAGGATTTTTCATATAACTGTAAAAAGCTGTAATCATGCCTTCTTTACTATAGCTTAAACTTTCTACTTTAGCTGAGCCGGCAAGTCTTCCTGTTCTATAGTTAAGTATGTTTTTGCTACTACCATCACCCATATTTGCACTTACCACATCTTGTAAATGTGTATTTATTAAATTCATTAAACTTAATGCATTTATAGGAACAAGAGCAGTGTCTCCCTTGTTCTGCATAGGAATAGTATTAGTATTCTTTTGAGACTTCGGTATAGTTACTTTAGTGCCTTTTTTAGCACTTTTAACTAATCTACCGCTAGTAACTTTATTCGATTTACTAGCCGCTTTACTTAACTTGGCAGTGTCTGCTGGTTTAGCTTTAGTCTTACCTGTTCTAATTGTGTTAGCTAATAAAACTCCGATTAATTCTAGGATATTAGGAGAGTTTCTAACTATCATGCCAGACTTTATTGATTCTCGAAGTAAAGCTTTTTTAAACTCTTCTTCCGCCAATTTTTTAGCCCTACCAAGAACCTGCAATGCAATCCTGTTACCACTACTTTTTTCTACTTGCCCAAGTATCTGATTTGCGGCTTGTTCCTGCGTTATTACAAAAGAGAAGTTTAGTTTTAGTAAGTTTTTTATAGCAGGATTGACCTCTTTTTTAAAGTCCAAAGATAATTTTGCGTGATCTGTATCAAGAATAAAAGGAGCTAAATGCTTATCTGTTAAACTTTTACCATTAAGCTCTGCTAAAAATTGAATTTCTTGTTTTAACGGAGTATTAATACCTAATATTTCACCTTCTTGAAGTATTCCGGTATTACCATCTCTACTAACGGCTCCTGTATGTCCGGCTGCTGTAAACGCTCCGATACCAAAAGTAGGTAGTGCGTATACACCTCTAGACTGTAATTCCTCAATAAAGTATTTTTGACAGGTATCATTAACTGTGCCACCACGGGCGCTTTTAAACGTACCGCCTAAGAATAATAAGTCTTCTTTTTCGTTAAAATTATTTAAGAACGAAGATACGTCTACAAACTCTGAAGGAGTATTAGCTCGTAGCCATTCTTTAAATGTACGTCCAAGGCGTTCTATGTCATTACTAACTGCACCTTGTAACTCAGATATATCTTGAGGTTGCCCTAATGAAAAAACTACGTTAATTGAACTCTGTGCGTTTTCTAGTACCTGTACTAGTTCTGAAGCTTTCTTTCCCAGAGTATTTATATCAATTTTCTTTAGTCCTATTGCAGCACGAAGTTTTTCCAACAATCGCTGGGTAAATACATCCATATTACTGCTAGTTTGGAACTTAACAAATATAGTGTGTAGTTCTTTTTGAAAGTCTTCTTCACCAGGCTTTAATTTAGTACCGTCTTTTGTAACAATATATGAAATATACTTTTCAGCCAACTTAGGATCGTTAGAGGCATTTAAAGTTAGTATGCCTTTTAATTGATTTTCAATTATTTCTCTTGGTCTTACTAAGTAAATAACAGGCAAAGTATTTTCTATTTGCCCACGTATATCTTTTAACAGTAGTTGTACAAAGGCATTTCGTTCGGAGTCTTTAAATGTACTTCCTAACTTTATGCCCTTCATTACTTCGAGTATATTTCCAGGGGATGACATTAGGTAAAGTCCGCCATATACTGATCAAGCACACGCTTAATCGAAGCAGGAAAATTACTAGAAGCTACGTAGTTAATTTGAGTTGTATTAGGATTTAAATCGCGAGTACTGTGTACAGCACCGTTGTTTCGTGAGTAGTACTCTACTAAGTCTAATACTGCTAGTTTTAAATCGCCAGGTACTACTTCGTATCCTGCAAAATAAACTACCTTATAACCATTAATTTGTTCTGAGAATCCCACAGGATTTAAACTAAGCACGTAATCGTCACGTACTACATAGTCAGTAAACTTTACAAGATTAGTATAAGTCTTACCGTAATCTGCACTATAAGCTACTGAATTAACAGCAACTACTGGAGTTTCTTTTAAGATGATCTGTTTGAAGCCGCCATCAAATACTTCTGTTTTAGCCTCGTCGTAGTAATCAATGAAAGTACGACGGCAATATGTTTTTACTAAATCGCTAACCTTGGGTATTAATAAATCAATTTCTGCATCTGAGTTAACACTGCTAATTCCCATGTAAGCTTTGTATTCTGCTTTTGTTACTAAATTTGTTGCCATAAATACCTCGCTTGTTTTATAAAGGCACAT